ACGAAAGAATTAAAGAAAGCGGTGGCATGGCTCCGGGCATGGCTCGGTTGCTTACTTCGCAACTTGGCATTTCGGAAGAAATGTTTCAATTCCTTCGCAGGGATAATATTGAATTAACTGATTTAAACAGAAAATTATCTTTATCGGATAAAGCCACAAAATCATTTGATGCAGTAAATCAATCGACAAGTGATCTTGGCAATAAGCTTGGGTTGCTAGGCATGAATATAGCTCGGTTATTTAACCCAACTATAAAATTATTGGCAGATGGATTAGATGTAGTTGCTACTGCATTAACTTTATTTTTAGGTGCAATAGATGACATAATTGAAAGTGATGCAGGTTCTTGGTTTGAGTCTGTATTAAAATCAGCAGTCGATCTTATTTTACCACTAACAAGAATAGCTGATTTGCTAAAAACAATAGGCGGTTTCTTTGGAATGAAATTTGGAAATCAAACTGTAGCACCTTCCACGGAAGCAGCTAATCCATTTTCATCACAAGGCAGAGCCACAGGTCCGGGATTGTCTGCTGGTCCAACTTTTAGCGCATCTTCTCAAGCATCTAATAATTCCTTAGCAGGATTAGGAGATTCGCTGGCAGATATGTTTAAATTGAATCTAATGCCTTCAAACAATAGATCTACAGTTTCAAATCAAAAGACGCTTAATGTTACAATGAATATTGATGGATCAAAAGATCCTAAAGCAGTTGCAGATTATGCTGCTGCTGCCATTAGAAAGCATATGAACGATCAACATTCTTTAGTATCTGATTTAAGTTCAGTCGGCTCTTTTGTAACATAATACTATGGCAACAAATACCATACCTAGCGACAATCCTAGCATATTTGACAACCTGAGTTTGGCTCAGGATCTTGTATATGCTTATCCGTCTCCATTGCCTAATGGTATTGCTGGACTTGTATTCGATATTCGTGGCGAAGAACGTATGGAATTTAGATCTGAAATTACAGATCATTGGGTTGAAGATAATACCGCTATTCACGATCAAATATCTTTGTATCCTGAAAAAGTAACGCTTAAAGGCATCATAGGTATCATTGCTTATCAGCAGCCATTAACTTCAAGAGCACCTACCCAAAATAGTCCTGCGTTACCTTTAGTTTCTAATCTTCAGCCTACGTTTACTGAAGGAACTTTACAAGCTATTGCACAATCATCTGCACCTACTATTAATTCAGTAGCTCCAGCAGTAACAAGTTTATATCAATATTACTTAGGTGCTGGCAATCAGGGACAAAATAATCAGCAAGCATCTATAGAAACAAGACAAGAGCAGATAGTTGGATTTTTATACCAACTATGGAAAGGTCGTCAGATATTTACAGTTGAAACGCCTTGGGGTATTATGACGCAAATGGCTATTGAGTCTTGCGAGCCAATGCAGGACGAAACCACAGAAAATCTTACTTATATATCTGTTACCTTTAAAAAATTAAGATTTGCAGGAGAAATAATTACTCAAACAAGCACAACAGTTGGTAGATTAGGGGCTGCGGAATTTGAAGTTAATCCATTTGTACAAGGAAATACTGCTCAACAACAAATTACAACACAGGCTCAAGATCAATTATTGCAAAATTGGAAAATGGCTTCTGGTTTGGATAAACCAATAACAACAGGAAATCCTTAAGTTATGCAAAAAATATCAGGAATTACAGACGCTCCATGCCAAATATTTAGTTTGGCTATACCTGATGGTTCTACTGCAAATATTACCATTGCATATAGACCTGAACAACAAGGTTGGTTTTTTGATTTATACTGGAACGCTAAAAGCCCTCAGTTTCAAATACTGGGCAGAAGAATAACAACATTCCCTAATCTTTTAAGACAATTTGAAACACAATTAAGTTTTGGTTTGGCATGTGTAACAAGCGATGGATATGAACCATTAAATCTTAATGATTTTCAATCAGGATACGCTACTTTTTATTTATTAGATCAAACTGATATTGCTACTATCGAAAGCTCTGTCTTTGTTGGCTCGTGAAATTAAATCGCATATACAATTTGCAGGTACAGGTTGGCCCTTACACTAAGCCAGAAAAAGGGAACACCAAAGGTGCGAGTTCTTCGCAGCCCTATGTATCTTTTGCGACTAAATATGTAAACATTAAGCTGCCGTTTACGTTAGAGTTTACTGTAAGACGTGAAAATTTAGCTACTGCACAAACTGCTAATTTTAAAATTTATAATTTAGCACCTAAAACTAGAGATCAAATTTATAAGGAATGGTTTGATGGCTGGAAATATGGTGGTATTCAGTTAGCAGCAGGCTATAAAGACAATTTCGTTCCCATAATTTTTACAGGAACGGTAAGGCAGGCTTACACGCAACGTACAGGCCGTACCAATATGGTTACGGAAATTGAGGCTTATGACGGCGGTTTTGCTCAAGCAAATAGCTATTCTAACATAGCTTTTAGTCCCGGTGCTTCCATGAAGGAAGTAATTACTCGATTAAATTCTGATCTTATCGGAGCTTATCCAACACCTGTTATTGGAAATATACCTACTATAATAAATCAAAGAGCATCAGTTTATACTGGCCCTACTTTTAACCTTTTACAGAAAATTAGTCCTGTTGGTACAAATATCACGATTGATAACAATCAACTTAAGGTATTGGGCAATAATGACGGGTTTTTGGTTAACGAAACTATTTTTAATATAAACTCTAGTACGGGTCTTTTAGATGTACCTATCCGTGAAGGTGTGTTTATTAAATGCAAAATGCTTTTTGAGCCTCGTTTAACTATTGGTCAAATAGTCAGACTTACGAGCGAAGACCTTCCTCAGTACAATGGCGATTATCCAGTACAAGGATTAGTCCATGAAGGAATTATATCAGATGCCGTAAATGGCCCTTGCACCACTACTGTAAGCCTATACTTAGGGCCGGGTGGGGTTAAATACATAACAGGCGGAGTAACCTTACCTTCATAATGTCATCAGTTACAAACATAGCCAATACATTACCAAGGTCTGCTCCAGACCTAAAGTTATTGCTTTCTCAAGTAACAAGAGAGCTATCTGCTGGTTTGGCAGTTGCACAAACTGCTACTATAAATAAGTTTTATTCAGATACGCAAACTGCTGATGTTCAAATAAATATGTCCATGATTCTTCAGTATCTTACTGATGACAATGGGAACAATCAGCCTGTTTTAGCTTCATATCCACCCTTTGCAGGAGTGCCAGTTATAACTTTAGGTGGCGGTGGAGGTGCAGTAACTTTTCCTATTACGGCTGGCGATCAATGCATGTTAGTGTTTATTGATCGTGATATTGATAATTGGTGGCTATCGGGAACGCAGGGATTACCGCCTAATACGACTAGATTACACAACTTTTCAGATGCAGTTGCTATAGTTGGTCTTAGAAGTAAAACCAAAAGCCTTTCTAGCTATTCTACGACAGATACTCAGCTTTATGGCCCTGCTGGTAATACTGGCCCTACTGTTTCATTAGATAGTTCCAAGGTAGGCATTTATAATGCCTCTACGAGCCTATTGACTGTAATGAATGATATTATTACTGCTCTAAGAGCATTAAATGGCAAAACTGGGCCAGATTGTACTACTCAGATAAATGCAGCTAATGATGCTATAACTTCCTTACTTAAATGAGTGCACCATCAATGATTTTCAGGGGTTTAACCCCGACAGGAGACTGGGTATTCGGTCAGGGAAATAGTAGCTATTTAACCAATAATGCTGCCATAGCTTTAAATATACAGACTGCTTTAAAATTATTTTTAAACGATGCTTTTTGGGCAGCTAATCAAGGAATTGATTGGATCAATCTATTAGGCAATTTAAACACGGAAAACGCTATTTTAACTCAAATTCGCAATACTATAGCTAATTGCTATGGGGTTGTTCAGATAACGAGCGTAAATGCAAATCTCAATCGTTCGCAACGATTGTTGACCGTAAGTTATAACATATCCACCATTTATTCTACAAATATCTCAAGTTCGACATCGCTATCCATTTAACGACGATGCCCAACTAATAGATTCTTATTCCCAATACTATTGATTCAAACGGCCTTCAGATCCAGACGATTTCGGAAATTATAAGCGAAATCGAGTACGGAACTGTCGATTATCCGGGCTATCTGACAATTTTTCCGGGAGCAAATGTTAATGCTAATTCTCCAGATTCAAATTTAATTAACATTTTTGCACAGGCTAAATTGGATATGCTTCAATTTGCCGAACAAGTTAATTCACAATTTGATCCTGATCAAGCGGTAGGTACGATTTTAGATGCTCGTTGTGCTATTAATGGTGTTGTTCGTTTAGCTGGTAGCTATACACAACAACAAATACAAATTACTGTTTCTGCTCAAGTTACTTTATACGGATTAAGTAGCACACCAACATCTCCTTTTACAGTAGCAGATGCTCAAGGTAATCAATACCAACTTTTATCCGATGTCACTATTACCAATAGTACTTATCCTTATACAGGTAGTTTTGCTTTTCAAGCAGCCTTAATAGGACCAGTTCAATCTGCGGTAAATAGTATTACAAATATAGTTACTGTTACTTCAAATGTTACGGCAGTAAATAATAGTTCTTTATACACTACACTAGGGCAAAATGAAGAAACTGACGCAGAATTAAGACTTCGCAGATCTCTTTCGGTATCACTTCCATCTAAAGGTTATTTAGCAGGATTAGAAGGCGGACTTCTTACTATTAATGGAGTAAGTTATGTACAGGTTTTAGAAAATACTGGAAGTACTGTAAATGCTCAAGGTGTAGCACCTCATGGAATTTGGGTTACTGTAGCCACAACGCAGGC